TATCTGATCGGCTTCAATTTTTACCAACTCTGCCATTGCTTTTTTTGATGTAATACCCCTAACCTCGTGCCTAATTAAACACGTTATACACCCCCAGTACAAACCATGCTGCTGAATGCTTCTCAACTTTTTAGCCCCTGCTTTTTTTACCGAAAATTCACATACCTGGTTGTCAACATAACCTCTTGATTCAAGTTTTGAATCTTCATCGTATGGCCTCCAGTGGGGGCCCTGTTTCTGCATTAGGATTGCTTTCACACCGTACCCATACAAGTTGCCGTTGGAACCATAACTGTTGTTTTTTTATATTCTATTTTACATTGCTTTTCTGGTTTAAATTGTAGGATCTCAATTATTAAATTTGGTGTGTGAATTATACCGGACATATAAACGGTGTTATCACTCCCCACCTTTGTTTTTTCGGTGGCCTTTTTATTGGTTATTCTTTTCAGGTGTTTACAAACTTCGATAAATTCTGTTACCGCCGTTTCTGTTTCGGTTATAGAAATAAAATCAAGTGTTTCCATGTCTTGATTAAACCGAACACTCCAAAATTTAGGTAGAAACTTGTCCATTTTGTTGGCAATATTAACAGCATAATTAAGCTTTTCGATAGTCCTGTCATGTTTTTCATGTATTGCGTTTGCAACTACATCGTAATTAATCATTTTATACCCCCCGTAAAAGTTCAATTTTAATATAATCAAATATCACTGTAAAATCAATTACTGGATGTCCTTTGTGGTTTGTGTCAACTCTCCTGTTACTGTTTGCTATTAGATATCTTTGCAGCAGAATTTTCCGTGGTGTCTGAACCGCTGAAAAGTTCTCAAGAGGGTCTTTATGCTTTATGCCAAGTCCTTTTACGAACTCAAGTTCATCCTCTGTTGTATAAACACTTTGTATCATTTTCTTTTCCTTTCAAGTTCTATATATTCTTGATTTAAAAGCATTATCTCTTTTTTAATGTCAATATTATGATTATACCAAAAGGTTTTTGGCATTCCGTGAATACTATCATCCTGTTGATTGTGGTATTTTGGCGAAAGAGGAACTGCACAATAATCATTTTTAGTAGCCATACCCCTTTCACCAAGTAAACCGTTTTCATGATGTGCTATGGCCTTTTGACCTGAGATTAAACATGGTTTAGACCGGATAATGTTTAGATACTTTTCGTTGCGTTTTTTTGTTGGTTTTGGTACCGGGTTAAATGTCATTGATCTATATCACTTTCATGAGCCGGGCAACCTTTTCTAGCGTTACAGTTTTTGCACACCTCAACCTCAATCATTTTTTCAGTGTTAGGACAAATTAAACAACCCTCAGGGGAGCCTGCTTCTTCAAACGATGTATTGGCGTTTGTATCTATTGCTATTAACATTGCTTTTGCATCTTTGATTGCATAAATATCGGTCACATTACAATCTTTTTTTGCTTTATCAAATTTATCACTACCCACAGCGTCTTTTGCGTCGGCTAATTTAGCCCACACGGAATCTTTGGGGTTTTCACGCGTTTTCTTCTGTTGTGGTTCCTGTTTTTTCTGTGTTTCGGTTTTTTTACAACCAGGCAGGGCCCAACTTGGTAGATTTGGTGGTGTCCATTTATAATATGTTTTTTCCTTAGTTTTTTTATTTATATCACAGCCAGAAAACTTACCGTTTGGGCTTACATCTGCAAAATTTATATCAAGGTTGTATAAATATCTCCCGATTCCCCACAATACAGCAGATCTTTTAGAGGCACCAGAGATACAACCCTTAACAGGTTCAATTTCTGTCTTATCTGCACCGTCCCATTTTATAACCCACCTTCTGCCAATAGGTAGTTTTGACGGTAATAGAACAGAAATACCACACATTAAAGCCCCAGAAGATAATTCTTTATATTCATTCTTCCAGTTTCCCATCCCTACAACTTCATCAAGCCTGTTCATTATTGCCCTGTTTGTGACATAAGCAATACACATTGCCCAAACCTTACTGTTCTTAATACCGCTTCGCTGTATTCTCCACTCTATATCTTCAGCCGGGAACGGAGACTTAAGCCTTTTCTCCACTTCTTCTATTGTTTGTGCAATCATTCGTTCTCCTTATCTATTATAGCAAGCTCTTCTAACATCTCTTGCCGATGTTCTTTGATTAATAATGTTTGCTTCTCAATTAACGCTATTTCTTCACTAATTGTTGAGCCTGAATTAATCCGGTCAACCTTTACTTCTTCTAATGGATGCATTTAATCCCCCTTATATCCCGGTTCGGAATAATATTTTTCAAGTCTCTTTGCTTCGTGTTCTTCTTCTTCCTTGCTGAGCTCTATTCCAGGTTCTTCTTTTGTGCCATAAAACAGGTTTTTAATTTCTTCAAACTGTGGTAGCAAATATTGCCCGTCTTTTCCAGTTGCATCATTTATATTCTCATGAAAAGCTTCAATTAGAACATCTATTTCAGCCATTATTCAACCCTGCTTTCCATTTTAATTTCAGTTTTTACCCTGTCAAGATCACCAAAAAACTGCCAGATGGCCATAGATGCAGCAAAATAAACTACGCACCAAAAAAGCAGCCTGAAAAAACTTATTTCACATATGTTTTTCATATTTTTACCTTTACTATTTTATATATATATGTTCCGGTATTTTCAATTCTTTCAGCTATAATATCAAACCCTTCTTTTCTTAGCTCAATCCTTATTTCAGATATTCGGCGGGTGTAGTTGAGAATACCAATTTTAGGCATTTGATAATTATATATATACTCACAATCCAGTATAAGCTTTACAATGTGATGGTTCTGTGTTCCGGGAGTAAATAGTTTTACCAGGCTTCTTTTTTGCATGATATACCCCTTAAAATGTTGTCAATTTTTTGTTCGATCTGTTTTTGTTCTTCTTCTAATCGTTTAATTGCTTCACTTGTCAAATTCCGGGTTTTTCGATTACTGCTCACAAGATCAATCCTTGAAAATATTAATGGAGCAGTTAAGCAAACCGGCCCATACTTCCTTCTGTTGTTCGCTTAATTGGCGTCTGCCGTTTACAACTTTTGATACCATCGTGTCATCGCATCCGGCTGCCACTGCGAAGTCTGACTGGGTATCAAATTTTTTTATTATCTGTAATCTTAAATCCTTGTTTCTCATTTTTGAATCTCCTTGTTAAGTTGTCGTTTAATTGCTTATCTACTAACTATATTAGCACATGTGTTTATCCTGTCAAGGAAATAATGCATTTATTTGTCAGATATTAAAAATAAAATAAAGCTTGCAATAATTAGCAAAATGTTCTAAGATTATTATAACACTAACTTATAGGAGTAACAAAATGAATAACAGTATAATTATAGACGGTGCAAATTTCCGAAAAATGCTACTTGGAAATGCATTAATTAGCCAAAAACTAATGGCAGCAGAAACCGGAAAAGACGTTTCTCAGATCAGTCGGTTTATACGCTGTGACAGAGAGACAACGTATAAAATCAAGAGGAAAATTTACAAACTTTACAGGGCCAAAAAAAGAGTTTCCAGGGTTTCATATGATATATTCTGGGGTGAGTTTGTGGAAATGTCGGTTGATTTGCTTTCATGAAAAAACTAAGCGAACTATACGAAGCAATAAACTCCTTAATGTCTGTGATGAGTGCTTATGGCTCTTCTGATTTTCAGGATATTGAGGTTACAAGAGTAATGAACGCCTTACACGATATTGACGGTGGCTATTGTGATGCACACAAATTTATTTGTCATGTTAGGGGTTGTATAAAAACTAGGGCTGAAAAGACACCGATTGAAATGATGATTGAAAATAATAGGGGGTGATGGTGGAGTATAAAGATTATTTATTTAACAAAGCACAAATTGGAGAAAACAGTGGTTTTGATCATTCGTTTATGCCTGACTTTCTGTTCGACTTCCAAAAAGATTTATTAGCATGGTCACTTAAAAAAGGTAGGTCTGCTATATTTGCCGATTGTGGTTTAGGTAAAAGCCCTATTGAATTAGTTTGGGCTGAAAACATAGTAAGAAAAACAAACGGTAATGTTCTTTTAATAACCCCACTTGCCGTAAGTATTCAGATGATTAAAGAAGCTGAAAAGTTTAATGTGGAAGCAAAAAGATCAAAGACCGGAAAGCCTGATGGAAAAATAACAATTACAAACTATGAACAATTACATAACTTTGATTACAATGATTTTGAAGGTGTAATTTGTGATGAGTCAAGTATATTGAAAAACTTTGACGGTAAAATAAAGAACATGATAAACATGTTTATGAGAAAAATTAAATACCGACTACTTGCAACGGCAACACCATCACCAAACGATTCCATTGAGCTTGGGACCAGTTCAGAAGCATTAGGATATTTAGGTTATATGGATATGCTTAATAAGTTTTTCAAAAACACCCTTAATAATAGTGGTACAGGTAGATATAGGGGTCAGGTAATAAAGTGGCAACTAAAAGGTCATGCTCATGAAAAATTCTGGAAATGGGTAACAAGTTGGTCAAGATCAATTCGGTATCCATCCGACTTAGGGTTTAAAGATAATGGTTTTATTTTGCCAGATCTAACAGAAAATCACATTAACTTAAAGGTTAAGGGTCGTAATAATGGCATGTTGTTTTCGTTCCCGGCTGTTGGATTAAAAGAACAAAGAGAAGAGCGTGCTGCAACGGTAGAGGACAGGTGTAATAAGGCCGCTGAAATTGTTAATAAATCAAAAGACTTTTCTGTGGTGTGGTGTAATCTTAACCGCGAAGGTGATCTTTTAGAAAAACTTATCCCGGATGCAATACAGGTTAGTGGTAAAGATAACGATGATAAAAAAGAAGAAAAATTAATATCATTTTCAGACGGTAAAGAAAGGGTTTTAATAATAAAGCCAAAGATAGGGGCTTTCGGGTTAAACTGGCAACACTGTAATCACATGACATACTTTCCTTCTCATAGCTACGAACAGTATTATCAATGTGTCAGAAGATGTTACAGGTTTGGACAAAAAAGAAAAGTTAATGTTGACCTTGTTTATACGCAAGGTGACGAAAATATAATATCTAATCTTGAAAGGAAAAAAACTCAGGCAGAAGAAATGATGGATAAACTTGTAGTAGAAATGAAAAATTCTTTAGACATTAGAAACATACAAAACTTTGACAATAGAATTGAGGTTCCAGAATGGTTATAGACCAAATAATAAAAGACAACTACGCCTTGTATCATGGTGATTGCATAGAGGTTATGCAAGATATGTCAGAAAATTCAATTGACCTTTCTGTATATAGCCCCCCGTTTGGCGGGTTATATCATTACAGTAGCAGTGAAAGGGATCTTTCAAACGCTGATAATTATGATGATTTTTTCAAACACTACGGTTATGTAGTAAAGGAATTAAGCCGTATTACTAAAAAAGGCCGGTGTTCTGCTGTTCATTGCATGGACGTTCCTTCTGGTAATTCCGGGTCAGATTCTTTAAGAGACTTTCCTGGTGACATAATAAGACTCCACAAACAGGAAGGTTTTGATTATATTGCAAGGCATTGTATATGGAAAGAACCCCTTGCTGTAAGGAACAGGACAATGCAAAAAAACCTTGCTCACATGACATCTGTTAATGATTCAATTTATTGTGGTGTTGCTTCTGCTGATTATCTTTTAATTTTCAGAAAAAAAGGTGATAATGAAATACCTGTCGGTCACCCTACCGGATTTGATGGTTATTTTGGAGAAAGAGAAATTCCAAAAGAACTTTTAAGATATAAAGACTATAACGGTAAGCAAACAGAAAACAGATATAGCCACTGGATTTGGAGACAGTACGCCAGTTCTTTTTGGGATGATATAAGAATTGACAATGTTTTGAAATTTAAAGAAGCCAGATCTGAAGACGATGAAAAGCACGTACACCCGTTACAGCTTGATGTTATTAACAGGGTTGTTGTATTAAGATCAAACCCGGGAGAGGTTGTTTTTACACCCTTTATGGGAGTTGGTTCCGAGGTATATGGTCCTCTTATTAATGGTAGAAAAGGTATCGGCGTTGAGTTGAAGAAAAGCTATTTTAACCAGGCCGTTAAAAATGTTGCAAATTACAAAGATGATATGAAGGTCCAGAAGGGATTATTTGACTAATGAACCCTAAAATATTTCCAACAATTCTAATCATAATAGACATCTGTGCAGCGATCGGGTATATTCCGTGTGGTGATTGGCGAAAGTTCGTATACTGGATTTCTGCCGGGGTATTAACTTTTGTAATAACTTTTTAGTTGACATAAAAC